CAGTGTCGGAGAAACAGTCACCACGCGCATATCACCTGAACCAGCAAAACGCACGCTCAGATGCTTGATCGGCTTGAACGCATTGACAGTCAATGCGCCGCTTGCAGTGAAAATAGCCGCAATGGCTTGCGGCGCCGGCACCGCAATGAATGCTCCTTGACCGGAGAGCGAAGCGACAGACTTGAGGCCAAGCTTTGCATCAGAGCTAAAAGCAGATATAGCGCTGAAGCTAGCTATTGCAGGCCATACTGTAACTGGCTGCCATGAAAGATTTTCCGCTCCGATGAAACTTACCGAAGCCTTTAATACAATTCTAGCAAAGCAGCTTACCGATCCTGAGCCCGCAAAGTTAATCAGTATGTGATTGCTGGTAGCTGATGCGGTTAACGATCCTGCCCCTGCAAATGCTACCGATGCACTCAGTTTAGAAAGCTTGACTGCACAAGCTAATGATCCTGCCCCAGAGAAACCTACAAACGCTCCGCGTAAAAAGATAGTAGAGCATGATAAAGCGCCAGAACCATTAAGCCGGGCAACGCCGTTAAAAATTGTCAAGTCAAACTTCCTCTAGCGAAAGTGTCCAACTCGTCTCGCTGGCATACTCCTTAAAGCTGATCTGGTAATCGATTATCTTGAAGACAATCTGTGGACGATAGGACGTGAAGTTGCCCACAACATAGCTGCTGCCAGCGACCACAGGACGCGACGGAGTGCCGCCTGTCAGGTAACAAAGCTCGGCAGCGCAATCTACCGTCAACACCATCCCCGGCCAGAAGCCATCGAACGGCGGTGAATTCCAATCGGTACAGGAAATCTCCGAAGCAAACTTGCGGAACGTTACCTGATCACTCAGGTCAACCAGCACACCGCCAACCGTGCGCGCCATGTCTGCTGACGCCTGAATTGGCTTTAACGTCTGCGTAGCATCGCGGGTCGAATAAAGCGGAGTGCCGCCCGGTTCATAGAAGTTGATGACCGTTTGAAAGTCAGCAGGCAGCGTCATCGCCGACCCACAAAAGATTGTGCGATACCGGTGGAAGATATACCAGCAAGTGCAGCTTCGCGCTCTAGCGCAGCTATGACCTTTGCCGGGCCAGTCGTGGTGAAGGTCTTTCCACCCAGCACAAGATTCAACGTGCTGACATTACCAGCAGCAGTGACAGCTCCGCCTTCAGCAAAGCGTGGCATGACCATTCCGCCGAACCGGAAGCCACTGAAGTCTCCCATCAACATACGCACGGAATCAGTTGACAGCATGCCTCTGCGGATCGCCTCCATGAAGTCCATGCCGTACTGATGCACGCGGAAGGCTGGCTGAACAAATTCGTCGCGCGAAAGCCACGCTGGAATGCTGTCGCTGGTCCATGACCCTGGACCACTGACACGACCACCAGCGGCAAACTGCAAGCCAAAACTATCTGAGGATTGCGCCTGTTGAGCGCTCTGGATTGCCTGCAAAGCCTGCTGCATGGCGGCAGCTATACGCTGTGCAGTCTGTTCTGCAGCTTCTGCAATGGATGAAAAAATAGCGGATATTTCATCCTTTGCATTGCTGAAAGGAGCAACAAGCGCATCCTTATTAACGATAGATGTAAAATCAATTGCAGATAACAATGCCGGAAGCTGGGTCCAGATTGCTACTATTTGATCAGATGCCTGCTGGAATGCCTGAACAGCAACTTGCGCTTGTTGTTGAGTTTGTTGCTGAATCTGCTGCTGCGGTTGTTGCGATTGCTGCGTCTGTCCGGGTTGCTGTAAGCCAAACTGTTGCAATCCTTGACGCGTAGCATCAAAGCCGGTTCCTGTTATGAAAGAAGGCGTAGCCACGCCACTGAAAACTTGAGGCTGCGCTACTGGTATCTGACCAAGCGCACCCTTCATTATCGTCGCGTTATTTTCTACTGACTGGGTTAGTTGCTTTGAACTTTGATTAGCTGCATCAATGCTGGTCTTGACCTTATCAAAGCCAGCTGCAACTTCTCCACCGGCTTTCTCTCCGGTTGTTCCTAGCTGATTTGCCTTTTCAATAAGTCCATCAAAATTATTCTCTGCAGCCTTTGTCGTATCCTCTACTGGCTTGCCGAAATTGTTCAGCATCTTCTTGCCCAGATCAACCAGATCAGAGCCAAGCTGCTTAAGACCTTCGAACGTAGCTTTATCGACCAGCGCCAAGATGGCAAGAAATGCCAGAGCAATAGCGCTAATGGAAATCAATACTGGAGCTAGCGCAATTCCTGTTCTAGCTGCAAATGCTGTGAACGCTGCAACCAGCAAATCAATACCAACACTAATAAGCTTAAACCCGCCAAGTATCTTGGTAACCCAAACCAAGAATATCAAAGACGTAGCATCAAGGTTTGTGCCGAAAAGTTTATTAATCTCTTGCGCAATAAACCCGATGATATCAATCAGGCTCTTAAACGCAGGAACAACAATGCTAGAAATCGTCGTGCCGAGATTTTTAAAAGTAGCAATAATGTCCAACAACCATTTATCGTCTACTTCATTCGCCTGACCAGACAGAACGCGAATGATGCTATCTAAAGTCGGCTTGACTGTGCTGGCTAATGTTTGCGCCCAATTTAAGAAAAGCGTCCTGTTCTGTGCAAGCAGATTTCCCAGCGTTTCAAAGAAAGGACCAAACACCGGAGCGAACGTTGCACCGATCTGATCCTTGAGCCGAGATAGCGTATCTTCAAGCGTAAATAGACTTCTGCGAAACTTCTGCGTGGCCTCAGCCATGCCTGTAGAGAATTCAAGACCAAGCGCCTTGACATCAGCGATGTGTTTTTGAATTGCCGCGCTGCCTTGCGACAAAAAAGCAACTTCTTCCTGTCCTACAGTCCGTCCTAACAATTTAGATGCCAGCGCTGTCTTGTCAGTCTCGCTGGACATATTCTTTAAAACGTCTGACAACTTGAAAAGAGTATTCAAGACAGTCGGCGAAGCTATTTTGCTGATATCGCCTTCAATCGGGCCAAGCGCAGCATCCAGTCCGCCTGCAGACGCGACGATACCTCTGAAAATATTTTCAACCGTGGCATTTACGGCGCGGCCAGTATTGGTCAAACCGTTGGCAAGATCGTTAACAAAGCCGACTAAGTTGGTAACAGAGTTTTTCTGATCCTCTGAAGCCTGCAAGCGAGCCTTGTCTAAGGCAAGCTGCGCAGTTTCTGCTGCTATAGCTGATTCAGCGGCACGCTGCTCAGCCAGCGCAGCATCCTCTTTCGCCTTCTGTTGCGCCTGCGCCAGTTGCAGACGCGCCTTGGCAATCTGTTGTTCTTCCCGCGCTTGCGCACGTTCTTGCTCTAATAACGGATCACGTGCGCCACCCTGTGCTATGCGCTGTTTTTCTAATAGATCATCTAAATTCGCTTGTGCATCTGCGACAGCAAGAGAATCTGACTGGCGCTGCAAGGCAGCGTTGTGTTCCTGCTCTGCCGCTGCCACATTCGCTTTAGCCAAGTTGTTCATGGATTGCTCAACCGCGATATTGTTTGCGATTGTTTTCAATCCTGCTTCACGCACGCTATTCTGAATCTGTGCCCACTCAGCGCTTATACTTTGAGCCGCGCGCCGCAACTGCCCGGACAATCCCTGAATATCCGCACCGGCACGTGCAAATGACGATATCAATGCAGAAGCGGTTTCAGTAGTCGTTCCCAGCTGTGTCGCTAGATTTTCAAATTCCTCTCCCGCATTGGAAGCAGAAACGGTAATGCCGACAAGACCACCTGTAATCCCTGCAAATACAGTAACCGCACCGGTAAGGCTGGTTAACGCTTTTCCAATATTTAGAATATTACTCGCAATGCTTTCCAGACCGCTACCGCCGCCCTCGACAGCGGCGCGAATTCGTTCAAATGCAGATTCACCTACATCAGCAAGATTTTTTAGTTCTTCCTGGACAGTCTGTAGACCATCTAAAGATATGGTTTGTTTAATTGCCATTCATCAACCTTGTAAAAGCTTCTGCGCATCGAGCTTGCGCAATTCGTCTTCATAGAATTGTGGCATATTATCTGCTGCCTTTTGCAAGGCCGCAGTCACATCCCATTTCTTGCCAATGTGGACAGAAGGCACGCCGACATAAAGTGGAATGATCTGTACCGATCCTGTCTTGGCTGTAGTGCCGCGCTTCAATTGGCCGCGCGTGGCAAACTTACCGAATGGTTGCGCTTTAGCACCACGTCGAATGGCTGCAGCAAGAAGCGGAGCCTTGCCAGCACGGCGTATGGTTATCAGTGGGCCTATGTTCTTGACATACTGCGCTGGTGTCATATGCCTGCGCGAACCTTTTCCTGGAACGGCGGGCAGTGGCAGCCACAACAAAGGATTGCCGCTGATATCTCCGCCAGTTTCAAAGATATCAGCGTAATTGATTGTAGTGTGGATATAGGCAACTGGGTTTAAGGACTCAGGCGGAGTGATCATCTTGCTGCGCAAGGAATTCTGCCAGCGCTTTGAAAAACCAGCAACTGCAATATTGGCCCGACCGGCCAACACACCAGCATCAGCTGCGTCCTTGACAGCTTTATTGGCGGCACTCACAACAACGTTGCTGGCAAAAATAAAAGCTTTCTTGAACTCTTCTGTCTTGGCATCGAAGCGCCAGGAAAAGCCTGCCATCATCGATCCTTCAACAGCGACTTGGTGATTTTCCCAATAGCCTTTGGATTGGCGCGCGAGGCCATGGCATTCATGTTCAGCTCTGTTGCCTTCTCAATCCTGATCCTGTTGTCGGATAGGATCATGTAAGCCGCAATCTGGCGTGGTGTCATGCGCCAGACATCGGTTGCTGAATGACTGGCCCTGCCGATGAGGAATTCAATGGCTTGGCAGATTGCTTCTTCTTGGCCTGAGCCTCTGCGACCTTTTCGGCCAATGTCACTGGCGGACTGAGAGTGGCCTTGATGCTGTTCAGCCGCTCTACGAAAGGGTCAAGACCTTTCGTCAGCGTCTTGCGCAAGACGGCATCAAGCAGATCAGCTTGCGCCTGAATGTTCAAGCCTAACGCCTTCTTGATCGCATCAGGATTGCCTGGATAGCCACAGCCAGCCGCGATGATCGAGGCGATCACCTGCGGACCTAGACTAAACAGGACTGTCGCCAGGTCCTTGCTCCCTTCTCCCAATAGGTTTTGCAATTGCGCAAATTGAGGGAACTGCTGCAACAGATAAGCAATCCCCTCAACGCTGACTCCGCTCACCGATACTGGCTGACCTTCCACATCAACGCTCTCTGTGATCGGAGCGATATCCAGTAAACCTACCATCAGGTTGCCGTCGCGGCTTCGGTGATTGTCGTCTCGCCATAGAAGCCATTAGAGTCAACCAAAACGTCTGCTGTTAGCAGGATTTCTGTCAGGTCTTCCTTAAGGAAGTCAAAATCACCGGAAGGCGTGAAGCTGACTTGACCAGACCATGCCAACTGATTGCCGACTGAGTTGGTGCCGGTAAACTCCAGCAATCCCTCTTGCGCGAGATTGGACAACCCAGCAATAGTCGATGTGTTGGCGCTGTCACCTTGCATGAAGATGCCGATATTCTCGAAGGTTATTTCCTCCAGCGTCAGTTGCACTGTGGCGCTGATCTGACGAATGAATGTCTTGTCCTTCGTCCGCACAGGCGTCATGCGGCTGAAGTGCTCGAGCTTGTCCACGGTAGGCGAGTAGAGAAACCGCGTGCAGTTTCCCATATGGAATTTGCTTCCGCCGCTTGGCGTGAAGTAAACGTTGCCCTGCGATAGCACATAGTTAAGGGTGTCAGGTGAGTTAGCCATAGATTTCTCCTAAGTTAAGGATGAGATGGAAACAACGGGTAGCGAATTCGAAAGATCATTTGCAGATCGCAGTCCATTGCCAGACTGTGATTCAAGCGATAGTCAGTGCGTTGATAATAGACGCCTCCATTCGTCGTCACTATATCGTTTAATTCTTGGTCGAGCATGACAGCGGTGATGATACGCGCCATCAACTCATTGATGTCAGGACCAACATCCTCCGGACGACCTCCCATTGAAACGACGATCAACGGCAGCATGTTGACGATGATAACTGCACGGCCCTTTTTCCAAATGTGCTCTAACTCCGGTGCAGCTTCCTCATCACCGTCCAGAAGGATTGCCATAGGTCTAACAGTTTCTGGAAACTCATCCAGATTTCTCGCCACATTTTTTATGTCTGTCACACCGTTCAATATTTCTACCAATCTCGCTAATATATCTTCGCGCTTGCAACCGACCATCATGGCGCTTGCTCATCGCTGAGTAATAAAAGAATTTCACCTTGACCAGCCGGCGAGGGGGCCATCTGGTAGCTCTTAATTCGCCAACGTCTACCATTGATAATCAATTCTCCCTTATAAAAATATTCCTTTAAGTCGGTCACACCAGAGTTAGTAATGTCAGCCTGCCTAACAAACGCCGATGGACGCTGCGTCTGCATGTCTATGAAGCTATGCGTCGGCAGACTGGTGCCATCAGTGTAATCAATGGCACGCAAGGAAGTCCGCTCACCGGTCGTGCGAATGAATGTGGCATCCACCGCAATATCGCTGGCATAAATCGGGTCAAGAAGATTGTCCTGCCAGATAGTCATGATGTTGTCGTGTCAGAAACGTTGGCCAGATTTCCAGCCAATTCAAAAAAGCCATCCTCAGCAGAATCAGGACTGAATGACCGAACAGTCCAGTATGTGCGCGCTGGTTCTGCCGCTTGGCTGTCCCAGGTGCCATACCATGTGTCATCAGTCTGATTAGCTAGCTCTACTTCTTCATTTTCCCGCGTACCTGATTGATTGAGAAAATTGATTGTAACCGTTGCCGAGCTTGGCAATAGCGGCGTTCCATCCCGGTTCAAAAATTGAACCGTAAACTCGACTTCGTTTCCTCTATCAATGGTTTCAACCAGCATCAGGCAACTCTTTTCTTGTGTGGATAATCAATGACCGTAGATGGCTTCAGCCTTGGAGCAACGCCCACTTGTGCCGCAGTCTTGACGGTCACAAGCGTTTGCGGCGTACCATGTCCTATTCCGACCGTAACCGTCTTGATAATATTTCCAGCGCCGATCAGGTATTTGGATCGAACCAACAACGACCCAGTGCCATTGAGCGTTGCAGCAGCGACCATAATCTGCTGCGCATAGGCAGCAACATCGCCTGAGCCAACAAAGTTAATGCTAGCCCCAACGCCTTGATCTGCCGTTGCCGACAACGATCCATTGCCCAGCAACCGTGCAGAAATACGCAATCGCAAGGTGTCTGCCGCTGTAAGCGATCCTGCACCGGCAAACTGTGCCACAGCATAGCGAACACGGATAGCCGACGCTGACAGGCTACCTACGCCATTGAACGCTACGATTATTGGCTTACGCAGTCCGGCACGGAATAGCGCATTGCCAGTTCCGGCAAACGTACTTGCTGCTGCCATCCTCTCGTGCGCAGAACAAATTATAGAGCTGGATCCTGGCAACATTGCCAGAATTACCATGCGCTGGCGTGCAGAGGCAGAAATACTACCAGAACCAATAAATGATGCACTGGACCGTAACCGAAGCTGCGCCGAAACTGACACATCGCCATGACCAATAAATGATATTATGGCGAACAGTTTTTGCCGAGCAACGGCGCTTAAATTTCCCTCTCCGGCAAATAACGCGGAAGTGACTTTAACTGTGGACGATAGAATGTTTGCGGATAAGCTGCCAGCGCCAGAGAAGGCCGTAACCGCGACCATTCGCTGCCGCATGGCAACAGACAAGTTGCCAGACACAACAAGTGTGGCAAAGGCAACCATTCGCTGCCGCATGGCAGCAGACAGATTGCCGCTACCAGTAAATATAGATACTCCAGAAAGATACCGCAGTGCGGACGCGGACAGGCTTCCTGCGCCGTTGAACGTTGCAATAGCTGGCAACCGACGAATTATAGTTGCAGAAAGATTACCGGAACCATTGAATGCGGAAGATGCAGCGAGCCTAAGTCTAGCGATAGAATTAAGACCACCAGCGCCAATGAACAAAGCTGAGGAAATTAATCGAAGACGCGCAGAAGAATTCAGATCACCTGCGCCATTCAATGATGCTACTGCATCATAAAGATTTGCAGCAAAGGACAGATTTGTCGATAGCGATCCAACACCGTCTAAAGTCGCAACAGCGTTTAGATTTAATGTAGCAAAGGATGTTAGAGCGCCACTACCGTTAAACGTGGCAATAGCAGGTGTTACTCTGATCGCATCGATTGAGAAATCGCCGCTACCAACGAACGTAACGCTTGCAGCAAAATTCTGTAATGTTGCAGCCGATAAATCACCTGCACCAATAAATGCAGCGTTGGCTACTAGCCGTAGTCTTGCTGAAGTATTTAGATCGCCGGTACCAGTAAGGAGTACTGTGCCGTCCCACAATGTCGCGGCACCGACAATCGTGGCCATCGCATCAAGATTGCCGACGCCGTTGAATGTCGCAGCAGAGAACAATCTAAGTCTAGCCGAGGTATTTAAATCACCAGCGCCAATAAATGTAGCGCTAGCAGCAAGCCTCAAGTTTGCAGTCGTATTTAGATCGCCAGCGCCATCGAACGTGGCCAATGCTGGAATATAACGAATGGCATCAGCAGAAAGATCGCCAGCACCGTTAAATGTCACGAAGGCAATTAGTTTCTGCAGCGCAGAAACATTTAGCTCGCCAACGCCAACAAACGAAGCTGAAGTGACCAATCGCAGCGAAGCTATGGCTGAAAGACTTCCTGCTCCGTTGAACGTCGCAATCCCCGGCATAAGCCGGATCGCATCTACGGAAAGATTTCCGCTGCCAACGAAAACTGCAGATGCAGCAAGACGAAGAGAAGCCAGAGCAGATAGATTTCCAGCACCAACAAACGTAGCTGACGCAACAAGCCGCAACGAAGCCGTAGCGGAAAGATTTCCAGCACCGTTAAATGTCGCCAATCCCGGCATAAGCCGGATGGCATCGGCAGCTAGATTTCCCGCTCCGTTGAATGTCGCTGCTGCGACCATACGCAGCGAAGCAGGAACAGAAAGATTGCCAGTACCATTAAAGACCGCCGTACCGCTTAATAGGTTGGCACCGGAAACAATGCTGGCATCGACGTTTAGATTTCCCGAACCTGCAAACAGCGCAGAGGCATTGATAGCATGCGCTGGAACGGTAATGACTGGAGTTACGGAGTACTGATCAAGCGGAATGCCGTTGACATAAACACGGAAGCTTAGTGTGTCTCCGGTATTTAAGCTGCCATCAACGTCGAGCTTTAAGCCAAACTCCAGCTCTGTCAGAGCAGAAGCCGGGAAAGCAAGGCTGGCAACCTCGCCAGTCTCATCATACTCACCGACCGCAAAACGCGAAGCCTGAACTGACAGGCTTCCCGATCCAGCAAACAGCGCCGAACCAACCAGCGGAACACGCGCAGGTATCGTGGCATCAGCAGAAAGATTGCCGGATCCTACAAATATCGATCTGGCAGTTAAGATAAGATTTGCTAATGAATTAAGATTACCAACACCGTTGAACGTCGACAGTGCTGGCATATAGCGGATCGCATCGACAGAAAGATTTCCGATGCCAACGAACGCCACAACAGCGCGCAGACGTAACAGCGCCGTTGTGTTGAAGTCTCCAGCACCGACAAAAGCAACCTGCGCCGCCAGGCGCTGACGTGCTGTTACGTTGAAATCTCCAGCGCCGACAAAAGAAACCTGCGCGGCCAAGCGCAGCCTGCCGACTGCGGAAAAATTTCCTACGCCATTGAATGATACAGACCCTGCACGCGTTAGCGCCGGAATTGTTATAGTCGGCGTGACGGAATATTGATTGATCGCAAGACTGTTGACGTAGATGCGAAACTGTAAGGTGTCAGTCTGATTTAATGTATCAAGATCGAGCTTTAAACCAAACTCCAGCTCAGTCAGCGCATTGCCAGCAAATGAAAGACTGGCAACCTCACCCGTCTCATCATATTCACCGGTCGTGAATCGATCTACACTCGCTCTTAGACTTCCGGCACCAGCAAAGGAAGCAACACCAGACAATGCTGGCTTTGAAGCTATAGTCGCATCGACATTTAGATCGCCTGCTCCAGTACCGGTAAAATCAGCATCAAATTGCTGTATAGTATTAACAATAAGCGTACTGGAAAGACCAGAAGTGCTGCTGCCTTGCCTGACTGTCATATCAACTGATCGTTATTTTTAACGCGCCAGCGGAAAAGCATGGATTGTCCGTTGCCGACTTGCAGCCCAAGCCTGCCGCCAATGTGCCGAACGCCAAACGATTTCCGCCAGCAACAGCGTCATATAAATTGAACCCAACCGCAGTCGCTGCAGCCGTCGCCGATGCTCCGGTCACAGCCGCCACATTGGTAGCCGAGCCTGTAGGCGAATTGGCCGCTGCAAAGGTGCAAGTTACGCGGCTGACAAAGGGACCGTCCGAAGCACCATTGACATTCGGCGTGCCTGTAGCGAATTGCAGAAAGCGTCCAGCAGGTCGCGTAGCCGCTGCTGCACCCGTCCACCAGTCAATCGTTTGTTTCGACAGATAAGACGTTATCGGCATTCACAGTGTCCAATCGAGCAGAAGCTTTTCCGGCATCTGCATGTTATCTCCGCAAAGGAAATTAATCTGCTGCTTGTGATGCACGATAACGTGGCCCTTGCTCCTGGCATAGCGTATAACCTCAAAACCTATGCCTTCAATCTTCTCATCGACGCAGGCTTTCAAGCAATCATTCGACTTGGCGATGTACACCCCTGCACGATCCGGACGCATCGCATCAGGCATATCCAGATCATCGAGCCACAGACAGCGGAAGTAATTGCATGCTTTCGGCTTGGCTGAGTATATCTTGCATCCGACGCCAATATCGCAATGCTGGCACCAATTCCACGAAGGCTTGTCAATCTCCTTGATGCTTTCCAGCTTGCAGCAAAGCGTGCATTCGCCGCAAACGCGTGCCATTAAGTAAATCCGCCGATAGGATAATGCGATCCACAGAAAATCGGTGAGCAGGCTACATCGGTGATTATCCCGCCGATGTTATTTTTGACGATATAAGGCGGACCGTTCCTGTCGAGCGCAAACTGTAGCGCCGCGGCATTCAACAAGACCTGAACTTGGTTCTGCGTGGAGACAATCGCGAACCATCCGGTCAGGAATGTATGCACGCCGCCAACATCCTGCGACGGTCGCCACGCCTGCACGTTCGGCAACACATGATCGCGCGCCCACTCTCCGGATATTTCAAATTTCTGTGCAACGGAAAATGCGTCAGCTTTTGCTGCAGCTTCATCGGTCCATTTGAAGAAATAATCGATCATGGCGCGGTAAATCCTTGCAGCGTGGCGTCGGCAAGCTTACTGTTCCAGGCGCTAATACGTTTAACATAAGCATAAATAAAATTCGATGTCCCACTAGCGCTGCCTAATTTTTGCGTTGATGATGGGGTTTGCGCACTAGCATCGGTAACAATCGTTCCATTGTTCAACACCAGACTGCGACCGGCAGCGCTCCAAGCCAAACCCAACTTATCATCAATGGTACTCCTATTTGCTGTATTTCCTGTCGCTAGTGTTGCAATTAGAGATGCTAATCCGTGATTAGTGGCATCAAAACCAACGATATTCGTTCCATTGCTATCAACAATATTAGCTGCAAAATTACTTCCCTCTGAGTTGCCAATTTGAGAAACAATTGTGCCTGTGGCTGCCGCAATTGTTGTTTGCAATAATCCTCCCAAAGTAATGCTGTCAGCCGCCCGCGTCGCCGATATGGCCGTGGTGGGGATATAAGACGAAACAAACGAACCGGCTTCCATCTGAAAGCCCCAGACAATGAAGCCTACGCCATCGGTTGCCGGAGATGTAAAAACGGGAATGGCGTTGCTGTAGCCACCGGATGGAACGGCGGCGTCCGACATGAATGCGCCAATCAGCGTGCTCTCGGCAGCCAAATCCATCGTGATCCACAGGCGCACCCAGCCGTTAGCCAAAACTTCCGTCCCTGTGGACACATTGGTCGGCGAGCCTTGAGAGTTGGTGCTGGTAATGACCCCCGTCGTCAGATCGGCGACAATCGTCTGTGACTTGACGCTGCCGCGAACAACAAGTGAGCCGTAATTGTAGCCGTTTGCTTTTAGATAGATGCTCGAAGTCCACGCAGCGGCTGTCGTCGTATATGTTTGGTACATGCCGTGGTTTGTTGCGGCAGTATTACGAGAATCGATCTGCGCCGTATTTGTGCCATCAGGAGCAGTCGTCGCGGCACCCTTGTCTGCGCCAAGGTCGCTCCAATTTACCGGCAGTGTAGTAATTGCACTATATAAGACGATGTTCGTCCGCGCATCTTCGATCAGTAGTCCCAGATCGGTGATGCGCAAAGTATCCGTTCCGAACGATATCAGCGACCCTTTGCTGTCTTTCGCATAACCTGTACTAGCACGCGATATGCTAAGAAAATCCGCGAACGCTGCAGACCACGGATAAATCCTATTCCCGGCAAAATCCAGATCAACCGAAGCGCCGGATAACGTCCAGTCCGCCGTGGACTCAAACGGATAAAGTCGTGGCACCAAGACCTGCGTGTCATCGGCACTCGCCCCAGCATCGACCGACTGCACACCGTTGGCCAACACCGTCGTCACCGGAGCATACGCACCGCCATTCTTGGAAACATATAATTCCCAAGGTTGGGCGACAACTGCCCCCGCATTCAGCAACTGCATTCTCAGCCTGAAGTTAGACGAGCCAGGGTAGTAGCTCTGATCCTCTACCGCTCCCCAAGTCGGGGAAGCGTCAGCGGCTCCAGCATCAGTCCGAAAACGATAGTGAAGTTGACGTAGATCGGTGCTCCATGCGGAGCTTAGTCGGCCAGCACCGGCACCGACAAACGTACCCTGGAAGATCGTCATTTACGAAAGCGTAATAGTCAACGCTCCGATAGCGATCTGCAGGCTGTCGCCAGCGAGGAAGCTGCGCGCTGTTTGCAGCGTGCCGTACCACAACATGTTCGATGAGTTGATCGGCGATCCGTCAAACAACACGATGCCGGACGCGGCACCCGGAGATGAAAACGGTCCAAACAGAAGCGAAGCTGTATTCGAAGCCGACTGCGTTGGCGAAGCAGCCGCCCCGAACAATGCCGTCACACGGGAGAAATTTGTTTGGCTTCCCATTTCCGAAGCGCTGACAGAAGTCGGCGCGCCGTTGGAAAGTCCAACCCAGCGGTTGGCTGGCTGGGTTGCCGAAGCGCCACCAAGCTGCCAGTCAAGCGTCTGTTTCGAAAGATAAGCAGATACGTTAGCCATAGTTTAGTCTCCTAGGTTGAAATTGTTAACTACTCAGCAGCTTGCAGTTGATTCCGGCTGACCAATTCCCGTATTAGCTCCGGATATTTTTCACTAAATGCCTTCATCATGTAGCTGTCGCGTATGTACTCCGATGATGCGGCAATTTCCAAACGCGCAAACAGGTCCTCCTTGTCCAGCACCACCGGCCAATTGAACATGGCATGAAAGCCGAAATGGCGTGAAATCTCGCTGGGGCGGCAGCACTCAAAGGCGAACTCGTGCGCGATCCGTTCTGGTGCCCAGATAAATCCTGTCTGTTCTAATTGAAAGCGATATTTCCGGCAGAGCAGATCGTCATCAATATGCGTATTGCAGGGAAACTTCTGCCTGTGATCGTAAAGGTAACGTTTAAGACGCGTCGAAACTAAGGAGAAGCCGCCGTTGCCAACGTTCTTACCGTCCTTGTACCACCACGGAGCGCCGATATAGTCATAACGTAGATAGTCTTCGCGCCACATCGATGTGTCCCAAATCCAGCTATCCCACTGGATGTTGAGTGTGTGGCTGGTGGAAACCATAGGCGGTATATCGTACCACCACGAGCGCGACCAGCCGAGTTTGCTGGGCCAGTCAGGTACGGTCTTGACCTTCGGCTTCAGATAATTGAAATTGTAGAATTCCGAAGGACGGTCGGTGACGATAATCAAGTCACCGAAGTCTGCCTTGTCTATGCAGTCCTGGATCGCCAGCCTTGCTAGCTCGTGCTCACGCGTCTCAACCATGACCAGCGTGACTTCAGGAAGGTTCAGCTTCATTGCTTAACCTTCATTACGAGCCAATTCATCGTGCAGGGTCGCCCCTCACAAACTGCCATCCAGCGATGCAGCGATTCACGCTGCCGCAGAAATAAATATTTATTCGGATCGCGAGCGCCTTCAAAGATTTGTTCTATATTGTGCGTCCCACAAAATCGATCATACAAAATTCTTGACATATTATAATCTTCGGTATCGTGACACTCGACAATAATGTCTGCTTTCAATAAATCCGAAAACCAGTCCGGCCTCAGATAATTAATCTCATCACCTTCTACATCGCAAATGACAAGGTCCATGTTGCGCATGAATTCATCGACTGTCGTATCAACATTGACATGCACGGCATTCAGTTTGGCTGCCTTCTGCAATATGGCTAATGATTTTTTTGAAATATCAACTCCGTAAATATCAGCCTGCGGCAATCGTCGCGCCAACCCAATAGCATAATATCCTTCAGCACATCCAAGGTCGATAATCTTTGGTTGGCTCAATTTGGCAAGCCGCTCGATCTGATATTCAATAGCCGGATGCAGTTCTTCTTCATAGCATCCAAGACACTCTGTACTCAGATTGCCATCGTCCCAATCTTTTTCATCCAGCAATAGCATTCCAGCAAATGGACCACTTTGCACGATGCCAGAAGTCTCTGAATAAATCCAATGATCGACGGAATTATAAAGCTTCAATTCCTTGGTCATTGTTTCCACAATCGTTCGATGTTTGTCATCAAACGCTCCGCAGAAATATCCGCCATGCAGGACGCAACCTGCGTTTCCTTTCCCTCCTCCTTAAACGGTACGCAAGTATCCAGCGTGTTATGTAAACGGTGACAAGGCCAGCAAGGAACGTTGTCTGTATCAGCATGTAGCGTCGTTGTGTTCACCCAATGCTTGGTGATATTTTCATCGGACGCATGCGACACCATGACGATCTTCGGCATTGGCTCCATGGCCGTCGCCCAAGCTAGACCGGTGTCTGGAGACACAACCAAATCAGACAACAAGACTTGCGTCAGGCTGCGGCGCGTGGACCAGTGCTGATGACCGCCTGGATCGGAGTTATCTGGTGATAGAGCCAAATGCAGTCCGCCGGTTCCGCTGTGCGCGCGCTTGACATCCTCCATGACCGACTGCGCCATTTCGAATTGCTTGCCGCCGATCCCAAACAGCACAACAGGAATTTTCAATTCCTTAATGACGCGGCAAATAACCTGCGGTGAATATGGATAAACCTTGTCAACGCGCGAGCCGCCAATAATCCAAGCCAGATATCTGCCGCCAATTTGCTCACGCGTCTTCTTGGCACGCTCAACTTCTTCCTCCGTAGGATAAAACAGCGGTGCGCCAAACTGGTATGGCTGGGGCAGTCCGACTATATCCCAAGCTGTTTCCAGATACGAACCCTTGCACAGCTTACGCCTGTAATCTTGCGGCCACCAGAAGTTGGTATCGGTTTCAAACAGCGCGTGCTGCTTTTCCACCGAATGGCTTAAATTCCACAAGCCGCCCATGTACTCGTGCGAACGGGCAATGAACCATTTGGTCCACTCTCCCGGACCATTGGGAATGTCCTTTTCGCCCTTGACCGAAAGCTTGTCCACGTTTGGATTGTTGAGGTAGACCACATGGAATGACTCCGATGTGATCACCTCGACAAGATAACCCAAACGCTTCAATGGCGCGAGAACGGAAGCCGCGATAAGATTATCGCCCAGACCGCCAAGGCGGCAGACACATGCCCAGCCAGCCATCAGCCGACAACCTTGCCACCGCGAATGATGCTGATTTTGCTCTCATCGATCTTCATGGTTCCCAAACCTCCGACACCGGCAACTGGTACTTGCTGCTTGGCTCTGACCAGATGATGTATCGAACAAGGCTGCGTTCCTGGGACAATATCCCACTTGTCATCGATCAGCTTCTGCACTTCCTGTTGCCAGTTCTGATCAATTGGCAGCGTTACCGTCTTATATTCCATTTCCATTTTCTGTCCTTCCTTTATTTATAGTTTTGTTGAACCCATGCGATCTGCGGTGGCAGACTATTCCAAGGCACTCCATGAAAGAAAACAATGCGTGCATTTTCCGGAAGTACTTTCGAATTCCTCAGATGCTTACGCCAAGAGTAAACCCCGTCTTCCGTCGTCCACATCTTCTCTCCCTTGCCGAGAACATAAGTGATCCAGCCTTGATCACTCCCCTTGCGTCCCGCCCGATTGGCCTCCTGCGGCGATTTCAGCGGATCAAAACGCTCCCAAACTTGGCTGCGCGAACCAGCAGTCATCATCCACATGCTGCCATTGTAGCCGGGCAGATTGTTATCCTGCTTAAGAAACGTATCGCCCCAGACGATGAAATCATCGTCGCGATCCCAGAGCGGAGCCAGATCGCCTGTGGCGACAAAGTCAAGATCAAGCGAAACAAAGCGTTCACCAATAATGTCTTTCGCTTCCTTGCTGAACGCCTTCAGACGGCAATAACAACTTGGCCCAGAGGTGAATGATGGATTTCGTAAATTTCTGTAATCTGACCACAAAGGAATGATGCGGATCGATTTGTCAATTCCACTCGCATCATCAGTAATGCAGTTGATACGATGTTGTCCGCTGTAGTGCCGCCGCACCATAGAGGCCGCGATATTGACATGCTGAGCAGAGAAGTGTGAACGGTAGCCTCCTCTTGGCTTCCACTTCCAGAAGACGACATCAAGCATAGGCCAGCAAATTTTGTTTTATCGTTGGCCATTCCTTATCGCGCCAGCGCTCAAACACCGGTTTTTCATCCAGTTGCTTTGGCCGACCCTTTGATGTCTGGTCGTACTTGCCAGGATTTTTCTTGTTGGCATAGTGTCGGTGTTCGACAATGATATCCTCTTGCAATCCGGCAAACTTCATCTCGCGGGAAATCAATTCCAGCATCGTATCTCCGTAGTAATGAATAAACTTTGGATTGAATATATAGCCAAGCTTTCGAACAAGATCACCGTGAATAACAAAAGCACCGCAGCGGCGGGTAAACAGATCATTGGCATAGGCGATCCCGCTCTTGGCGCGCATGATCAACATAACATCCCAGTGTGGCGTGATCGGCACCATGTCGTCGCTCAACGAACCGTACCAGGCGCAGTCGGGAAACCTCTTGAAGATGTTGTTGTGCTTCTCGACGTACTTGCACTGCCTGCCGATATCGAATTGCCACTGTTCAGGCAAGGAAACATTTGAGTAGAGTTTAGCCTGATCCTTATCTATAGCCACAATGCCTGGAGTTGACGGAGGAGCCGTGTCGAACATGTGCCTCAAACGATCCGGACGGTTGCGCGAAGGCAGTATCCACATCAGTCATTTTTTCCTGCGCGCTTGAACCTTTCCATTCCCAGTCGCATGAACGTTCCTGTGTGACCGATGTCAATGGCATGCACGCCTTTGTTTGCCAGCCTTGCCGCCAAGATCGTCGCTGTCGCTCCCAGACATAGCAGCACCGTCCCTTGCGGCTTGCCTATCTCCGCCTCAATGCGATCAATCTCCGCATAGGCATGGAGTGCCGGACCGCGCACCTCGCGCACGCTAGCTGCATCGCTCAGCGCTTCTGGCGTGAAGGAAAGATCAGCAGACGGTTTATCCTCCCAGACCAGCGTGATATTTTTGCCGCGCCATAGCCGCTTAACCTTGTCCCAGTAATCAGTACGATCAATCCAAGGCGCGCTATCAGGCCGAGAAATGAAAGCAGAGCCATAAACAGGTAGTTTGTAAAGCTTGGTATATTGCCGCTCCGTATAAGGTCGCCAACTGTGCACTCGCGGTGTCTTTTGTATATTCGGAATGCAAATTAGAGCAGCAGTTGGCGTAACCAGCAGGTCACGCAATTCGTTTCTCAGTTCATCAGATGGCCGCTGCGAACGCGCCATTCCCCACAGACATAAGCGCAGTTCACCATCCCCATAGCGCGCAATCGACTTGCCAGCCAACGCCAGGTCCAGCGTCTCGTCCTCTGACAAGACTTTCGGGTAAGTCACAGAACACGGTCCCACTCAAAGTCCAGAGTTGTTATCTTCCCAGTGCGCCCCAAACTTCGCTTGCGCGCCATGGTTTGCAAGCGCCGCTGGTCATTGATCGGTCCGCGCCGCTCATAATTTGTCGTGCTGGCATCATCGATCACTTCACGCGGATAACGAATGACCGGACAGGTTTTCAACACAACATTGGTTGCGTGCCTGAGCAATCTTCGCCGTGGTGCACCGTCGCTGCCGTACTGGCCGCACATATCTTCGTCATAGCCGCCCATCTTGTCCCAGTACATCTTTTTGGTCAGCGCGAAGATGTTGTGGCCTGGACCTTTGGCATTCGGCGTCATGTGCGGCGCATCGATACGCGGGAAGGTAAAGAACACTCTTTCGTTAGTCTGCTCTAAAAGTTTCTGCAGCGAACCAGTCGGCAAAGCGTGATCCATATCGGAGAGAAACAGCCAGCCTTCATCAGCTTGATAAGCACCTAAATTCCGCGCCCCATCCTGATGCCATGGCATGTCAACCTTGACGCGGTAAATGGAAAGCTTCGGCAACACAGGTCTGACAACATCGAGCGCCGCCCAGCGCGGCGAAGCATCGTCAACAACAATGACGGAAACCTTGTCCTTCAATTCATCCGGGTAATTCGACCAGATGCGATATTGCTCGGACAGCATCAGTGGATTGTCATAATAACTATAAACAAGCGTCAGCGAATTCATGCCGCAACGGTTTCTAGTTTCGTATCCTGTCTGATCATTTCTTCAAAATCGACTATGGGCCACAAATCGGCCCAAGCGCTGTCCGGACTGGCGTTGACGCACTCCACGCCAAGTTTAACCAAATCCTTGGCTACCGGCCCAAGGTCGCGCCGCTGCTTGTCGAACGTTCCGGGCATCTGCTTCCACTGGTGCGGATAATCAGTATGATGATGCGTCTGCTTGCCGTCCGCTCCGCCATTCTTGCCGTCAGCACCAACCAACACTACCTTCTTGACGCCGAGATGAACGGCAATATTTATAGCACTTGCCAGCGTGGTATATTTAATCACGACATAACCAGGATCAGGAGAGAGGCCGGGAGGGCTTTTTCGCTTCATGCGCAGCAGTCGAGGGTGCCGGGCCAGCGATGAAGCGCAGATGATCTTCCCCTTGAACCGTTCTATTTTCTTAACGTTGGCATCCCACCAACGTGTATCCGAAAACATCAAATAATCAGCCCAAGGCGCGCGGTAGAAACTGGAATTAATCACAATCAGCTTGTGGCCTTGCAGCTTGTCGATATCCAGCAATCCTACAGACGGTCCACCGCACAAAATGAAACAAGTTTCCCCTTCCCAGTCCTTCTTGAAAACGTGGTAAGTAGCCATCTAGGTGACAACCCGCTTGAATGGTTTTATCAAATCGGCAACCGAAGCTGGCAACGCTGCGTTGCTGCCGCTCACGTTGGCATTGAAATAAGAAACACGACGGTCACCGTGCTGGATGTCGCGGATCGACACATCACGCTCGCCAGAAACGCGGCCATCTTCGATCAGCTCGATAACGGCGCGCGACAGCGAGGCAGGCGCACCTTCAGGAAGCTCATAGCCACCGGTATAGGTGACAACAATCTCGCCATTAAAACCCCATCCCCAACCCCAGCTTGAATTCGGCTTGCGCCACAACAAACCATTCTCATGGTTCAACCGATAATCATTGGTCGTCAGCTGAGTATGATTCGATTCAATTGAAATAATTTCCACAACCGGATAGCGCGAAAGCGCTAACGCCTTTGCATAAGTACAGCCGAAGAATGTTTCTACAACGGTCTGCTTGGCAAAAACGCGGTCGCAGACTTCACCCAGCAGGATTGAATAGGATGTAATCTCGCTGGCTGTAACTGCATCGTCTGCCGTGTTGCCGGTGATGCCCAACTCTTCGTTAACAGCCTCAACTGTTGTCAAGTCATAGACGAGTGCGGTATTTGCATCTGGCTCGACAATCGAGTGCATTTAAAGCGCCCTGCCGTCAAACCCAACCATGCGGCCATCCTGGCCTTTCGGACCCATCGGACCGGCTGGACCTAGTGCTCCATCCTTTCCATTGCGTCCGCACTTGACCGCAAGTCGCCAATGCTTAGCACCACCAACGGTGCCCGGACGCTCAATCGTTTCCTGCTTGCAGATGAATAACGATCCACCGGTCGTGACCACTGCACCACGCGGATAGGTGATCCCTTCACGCCAAATCTCATGGTCGAAGTCTGCAAGCGTTGCTTTGTTGTACCAGAATTCCTTGACCTGATCCGCACGGCGGAAGCGATAACCGAAGCGCAAGCCTTCTTCCATCGCTTCCATGTCATCAAAGCCAAAGCCATCGCGCCCAGGAACGCCGTCCTTACCAGTCTCACCCTGCGATCCGTCCTTACCGACCACAATACCGAGGTTCTGTGTACCGCCATCCGTCTTGGTAATGACAAGTTCACCGGATCGATTGATGATCGCCCCTGCAAGACCCACTCCATCTTTTCCTGGCGCGCCGTCCTTGCCATCCTTCGGCATCTGGATGGACTTGAGAACCAGCGCAGCGATGTCCGCAATATCCGGTGCAACGGCATCCTTGCCGTTCGCTCCGTCTTTGCCGTCAGCTCCGTCTTTGCCATCCTTCGGCATTTGAATTGACTTAAGAACTAGCGCCGCAACGTCTGCGATATCTGGCGCAACAGCATCCTTGCCGTTCGCGCCGTCTTTTCCGTCAACGCCGTCTTTGCCATTGACTGCCACTGGCAGTTTTTCAAACAACTCGGCAACCTTGCTGTCCACCATTGCCGTAAGGCTAGGCAGCAAGTCATCGATGCTGACGCTTTTGCCGTCCTGCCCGTCCTTGCCCGGAGCGCCATCTTTTCCATTCTTCGGCAACTGCAAAGACTTGAGCACCAGCGCAGCAACTTCGGCAGGATCGGCATCCTTACCATCGCGGCCATGCTTCAATTCGCGCGCCTCTAGGTCAGCAATCTTCTTTTGCAACGGCGCAACGCACTCTTTCATTAGCGCCACAATGCCTGCACTAAATTCTTTTTGAAACTCGGTATTATCTAGCATTGGTGTCAATCATTTCTCTGCGAATGTCCCACAGCAGTGCGCGGGCCATCTGCGCAGCGTTTACTGGTGCCGGAGTTTTCGGCGCGGGTAATGCAGGAGGAGTGAATGGATTGGCTTGCGCATCGCGCTTGTTCAATGCTTCAAGTGAATAATTCTGCTGCTGCAGATATGGACTGTCGCCGCCGGAAACTGGCTTATATCCAAGCACGGCGCGCGCCTCGTTAGGCGCGGTGATCCCGCGCGATACCTGCTCAGCCAGCACATTGGTCTGCGTCAGCGTATCCATACGCAGCAAGTTATCCAAATCGAACTCAGAGCCAAATCCTGCATCGAGCAGCCCAAGACCTTCATCCAACAGCGCCTCAATCGACTCGACGTGAATCTGCACGCAGTCGGCGTAATAGGCTTGCGTAAGCGCCTGAATGTTATTGTAAGCCGGAGTTGGACCGACACCGGCCTTGAATGTCGGCACGCCGTAGGTCGTGCAGATTTGCTCTGCCGTCAGTTTCAATTGCTCGATCAATTGTGAGTCAACAGCGTTGATCACCAGCGGCTGCCAGGTCAAGCCACTCCCGGCCACCGCTACCTTGCCGAAATTTTCACCGCCATAGTTGCTCTCCCACTGCTCCTTGACTCGGTCGGCAGTGGTCTGCGGAATGTCCCCAGGCGCGGTCAGAATTCCGGACGGTCTTGCCTGATTGCGGAAGAAGCGGTCAGAAAACCTCTGGATGCGCAACCCGGAAATGGCGGGAAGGAAGCTGGCGTAAATAGGTGATAGTCCGACCAGATGCGGGTAAAACAGCGGCGCATTCCTATCGTGAATAATCTCGCTGGCTGGCAGGACAAGATTTTCCTCAAATTGTCCGGCCAGATTATCGCGATAGAGCTGATAAAAAACTCCGCCATCGGGTGCAACCAACGGCTTGGTGCGCGTCGGATCGAGAATATATAATTCGGTAACGACGTTGCGATTGTCGCGCCCCTTGAGGACATAGGTGTTGCCGTAAGCCAGCTTGGAAATCATCCACTGCTGATAAAACTGCACATGGTTCTGATAGCCGTTCGGCTTGCGCAATACTGGAGAAAAGGCAGGATTGTCCACCTCCTGCCAGATATCGTTGGCATCCTCCTGCACCAGCTTGACGCGCATCTTCGCCACGTCGGACGCAATCAGCGTCACGCAACGATAGACTGCATAGTTGGATAATACGTTGTCATAAGGCAGCGGATCGTTGCGCTGCCACGCGCCCGTGTAAGGCTCATTGACAACAGGATACCAGCCGCGATCAGCACTCTCCAGTTGATACGGGAGTTGCTTGCGCCGGAAACTGATTTCACCGATAAGCGGAAGCTTCATATCAGTTTACAGGCTTGCCAAAAACCTGCCAGCCGAGGATGGCTATGACACAAAACAGCAAGAGACTTCCGCCGATATGGATCATGCTGCCGCCATACCCGGCATAGATGGGACCACCTATGCCGAGCACGAGCCACAGCAGCATCAAGATCCAGAATGCCAATCCTTTGGACATCAGGCGGACGGCGTGTTGGCAGTCACCGCATCGGCCAGCTTCTGCTTCTGCCGGTCAATCTCGGCGGACAGCGCGGCCAGCTTGGTCTGATCAGTGCCAGCCGCATCGAGCTTGGCCTTGATATCGGTGAGCAGCGCCACCACTGAATCCTCTACGGTATCGAGTTCCGTAACCTTGGTCACAACATCGTCAAGCAGAGCCATGATCTTCGTCTCCATTGTGTTAAGTTTTTCAAGAATTTGCGTAAGCAAATCCTTGTTGTCGTCAAAGTGATGATAGACATCAAGACGCATTGTGATCCTCAGCCACCAGATCGCGCCGGTTATAACGCTTCGGCTTTTCTTGTTGTATTTCCTCGACAACAAGTTTAGCCATCTTGCGCTTGATCAGAATTCGCCCATAGGAATTGGTTGTCTCAAACGCGTCGCCAGCTTTCAACTCCTTGCCGCTGAACCGCTGCCGCTTGGTCGCTATCAGTTTCATCGTTCACCTTCCTCGTTGTAATTCTTCCAGACGATAACGCACAGCATCACAAGTGCGCGTCAATTCCCTGATAATCGTTTCTCGCTGCAGGTCCATTCGCTCATTACGCAAGTTTACTTCGCGCATGACATAGCCAAACAAGATCAGAAATAAAACATTCAGTACTAAGATAGCTAAAGTCAGCGGTTGATTCTTAAGGCTTTCAACTATGCCAACGGCAACCTTGGTGCCGTTTTGTTGAAGGCTCATTCAAACGACTTTCGCCCATAGGCCATATCACGAAAGTCATCACCATCGAAGTCTTTGGCACCTTCCGGACTGGCGATGATCGCCCATTCGAAGCGGTGCAGGACCTGATCGAACGCCTCATCGTCCGGCTTGAACTGCGACCGGATCGACATGGCGACTTCTGCGAGATGAATGAAATCCTGTTTGACCATTTTGAAAGAAACGGGGCATTTGCGCCCCGCCTCCTGCCCCAAAGATCAGGTACCAGTTCCAATGCCGCCGTAGTCGGCACCGGTGATCACATAGACAGCCTCGTCACGCCGACGCCGCCAATTGATGAAACGCTCGACACGAACGCCGATCATGTTCGACTGCCACAGCGAAACCGACTGTTGCTCGCCGGATGATGGATCGTCATCCATCTGCAGCGAAGCTTCAGTACTGACATCGACGCTCACGCCACCGTCATCCGCCACCATGACTTCACGCGGAACGATGAAGATCACGTTGCCGGAAGGCGTGTTGTTGGACGTGACAACCGGGAAGCCGAGAATTGTCCCGCCATTGACCGTAATGTCGGGGAATTCCGGCAAGCCGGACTGCGCATGCCGCAACGAGCCAAGCGCAACAGCCTGTCCCGGCGTCATGATCCAGTATCCACCAGCCGCGCTGACATTGTCGATAGCCAGGGAAATCATCACAGTCTTGGCATCGGCAATGAACGCCGCCGCCGTTTCACCGCTCGCCGCACTGGTCGGTGCACCGTAGGTGATCGATGCTGGCGAAACATTCGCCACTTCGTTCTTCGACGGATCGAGGAACTGTTCATCGATGAACTGCGCCACCGCCGCAGTCAGGTCAGCACGAATGACCGCCTCAGCCGAAGGATTGCTGAAACGTACAAGCTCCTGCGTGAAAGCAACGATGCCAGCCACTTTCGAAAAGCGCAATTGCACGCGATCAAATGCACCCTTGGTCAGCGGCTTGGGCTGACCTTCCCCGACCCAGTTCACTGACGTACCTGCCGTCATGCGCGGCACGTCGATGTTGAACGGTACGCGGCGGAAGCCGGTCAGCTTGTCGAATACCGTGTTGGCGCGGATCAGGTCGATGAACTCTGACGCCATATTGGTATATTGCACCAACGGTCCGGCCCAAGTTGAATCTGTCGAAGTTCCCGCGTTCACGCCAGTGCGGAGAATTTCCACGAGCTGCGGAGTTTCATGCATCCATCGGTCGTTCTGCTGGGCATAATTCGCCGCCTCAAACTTGTTGCCTTTCGCCATCATCATGACCTGACAATAGCGGAAGAAGGTCGTGCCTTTCTCGATTGTCGGCTGACGCACGGTGATGATACCGCTGCCGCCGTTGCTCTTGGTTTGCACCACAGGCGTCACTTCGACCGCCTGCTTCTTGTTTTCCGCATCGCGCTCGCGCAAGCGGGCTAGATGGTCGTTGATATTCTTGATTTCGATGCTGAGCGTATCGTAGCTCTCCTTGCCAGCCTCATCGAGCGTTTCGCCCTTTTCCGCTGCAACGTCCATCAAGTCGTCACGCTGCAAGGCTTTCGCCGCCAGCGTAGCTTCAAATGCGGAAATCTGGTCCGCAATTGTTTTCTTCATAGCCATAGGTTTGCTCTCCTGAGCTTTAACAGATTTGGATGAATGTCGTGTCGCCGACAATGATTCAGTTTGCTCTGACGCGAGCGTAATGGAAACAATTCTGTCGCCATTAAAAGCAATGTTAAAGTCACCATGCCCAGTCGCGGACCGAGTATCGAAGTTGCGAATGTTTAGGATTGACGCATCCACATTCGCCGGAATGGTTACAGCGCTGAGCTCTAACCATTCCCATTTCTTGAAACGCGTACCACCGAAAAAGTCCTTCGGATTTACTGGCTCTGCCTCCAACGCGCGGAAACCGATAGAGACGGCGCGCACCAGTCCTAGCTTGATGGACTGCCACGCCTCATCGAGCCGATCTTTCAGCGTGCCTGCTTCGGCAGACTTGGCGATCACCGCGCGAAACTTGATCCCTTCCGGCGTAGCCTCCGCCCAGCTGACATGGCCGATCGGCTTTTTCGCATCGTGCTGCCACAGCAGCGGCATTGGTACACTGAACTTGCCGCCCATCGGCTCGACCACATCATCGACGCGATCCGGCGTCGGAGTGCTGGCGATGCCTTCAATGACGCGCGCATCCTGCTCGGAAATCGACTTGATCTGCAGCGTCGAATAGGCGCGCTGTGGCCCGAGCGTGCCATCCGACCACTGCTTCTTCGCATCCCGCCACTGGCTGAAGCAGGCAGCTGCTGCTTGCGAGCGTCCGGCCTCAGTATTGTCAAAGGTATTGTCATCGATGGAAGCACCGATACAGCGGGACACGAAGTCCTGCTCGGCTTCGCCTTTATGTGGTTTGGGTAGTGGCATGAATTTATCCTTTAAACAAACGTCAGCGAGAAGTCAGCGGCCTTCGCTGGATTGAGAGACATGACAGTCACAGCATTGAACAGCGCCATCACAGGATCGATCTTTGCATCCCCGGCATTCTGCTTGGTCGCCCGGATCGCAGTGGCGGTCGGCTCGATCTTCACATTGCCCACAGCCCAGGTCATCAAACCAGAACCGTTGTGCCAGAGCGTCCCGTTGGCCAGTTTGCGCTCCGCAGTCTTGATCGCATTCATCATCGCGTAACCCTGCGGCGCGCCGAGCACCTTTTTGTTCTCAGGTGACAACCCGATATTGGCCAGCTCATCGACGAACTCGCCGATGCCAGCAGGGTCAACGGAAACGGCGGCCAGTATGCCGCGATCCTTTATAGACTTGATCAGCCCGACGATCTCTGAAACGTCATCAAGTTGGTCCGATACTATCGTCAGCTCGTTGGCGTTGGCAAAATCCTGCAGCGTACTCGCGATGGTTTGCCGTCTATCCAACACTCCGACATGACACCATGCGTGGGACCAGGCCAGCCAATCCTTCGTCTCCCTGTCGCGGCCAAGCACGCATAGCCCGAACAAGTCATCCAATCCGCCGCCGTCAATTCCGACAACGATCGCCTCAGAGCGATCGAGGATCGCGGAGATAGATAAATCCGACTTGATTTGCTTTTGCCAGAACTCCGCACCTGCCCACCGATCTGATCTTAGCGCAATACCAATTTCAACGTTGAAATGTTGCGAGGCGAACAGTGCCATATCAGCATTGCCTTTACGCTCCGCATCGATCAGGCTGGAGCGCAAAAAATCAATATCGACCGAGCGCCCTAGATTAGGATTTATGAAGTGCCAATATTTTTCCTTCTTCCAGCCACCTTCGCACGCCAGCTTTGTAGGCAGTTCATATAGCACCGGCAAAAGTGGCTTGGGCAGTTTCAACAATCCATCCCGCACATCGCGCGCACGCTGCAGTTCAGACTTGAAGACACCGGCTGGCGGAGTCTTCGACTGTGTGGTAATCTGGATCAAGAAGCCGTCCGGTCGCGCTGCCAATGCACCCCTGATCTCAACAAAAATATCTGAGGCTCGCGACTTAGTCGAAAACACATGCGTTTCATCGATCAGCGTACCCAGTGGCTTACCGCCCGTCACCACATCAACATCAGCCGCCTTAATCTGCAAAAATGCGCCAGTTTTGTGGCGAGTGATGCGCCGGATATTATCTTGAATGTGAAAAATCTTCCTCAGCTCTTCATCTTGCTTTATGATGCCGCGCGCTTGGCGGAAGCTGATGCCGGCGACTTCGATAGTCGGAGCCAGAAAAGTGAATTCAGCATCCGGACGGCGGTTCAAGATTATGGCAGTGACCATCAATGCTGCGGCATTTGTCGATTTACCATTCTTCTTCGGCACCAACAAAAAGTACTCTTGGATTAACCTACGTTCCTGCTTAATATCATATGATCCAAACATAGCCTCGACTATGGGCCAAAACCACTCGCCGCCTGCATCACCTATTCTTGGACACCCAATGACGTCTGGCAGACGGAGCAACTTGAAAACATCTATGGCGGCCTTGGCCTGATCAGCGAATAATGGTAGTTCAGGGACCAGCGACTTACCTGCTAGAAGTCGAGCCTCCCAATCAGGAACTGAGGTATCCCAAGCGGTCAATTCTTATGACCAAAACTATCAGGCAACTCCAATGAATCGCCCCACTCAGTATTCTTGCCGGCCATGGAGGCAGCAATCTCGCGCACCTCTTTTTTACCCAGCTTTTGCTTTTCTTCATCATAGCGTTTATGCAAAAAAGGTGCTGCGGCGCGTGCCATTTTGTCGCGTCGAACAGGGTCGATTTTCGGATCGCGTATGAGTGCGAGCATATAATCCAGCGGCGAACAGTCTTTGGGAACCTGAACTTGGTCCTTCCAAATCTTTCTAACAGGCTTTGTCATGAGCTTAGGGCGCACACCTCTTGGGCTCAATTGGACTTCATCATCTTCATCCATATGTTACCTTTTCTATGGTTCTAATGGGACTTGTTATCACAAGTAAAAAAAGTGCGCATTGG